AGCTGACCTATTTCGTCTTGTTGCCATTATACATATTATGTATACTAAATATTTATCAGTGTATGAATAAATATTTAGTTAACCAAGGTGAATACAAGGTTTGTATTTACTCCCTGGAGCGAGCCTTCTGGAGTTGCTTCTGAAGGGTCTGGGTCTTGGAGCGCATCTGGGACTTGGTGCGCTGAAGCTCCCTCCTCAGCTGGGCAGCCTTGGAGCGAGCCTTCTTGGCAGTGCGCTGGGCAGAACGAGCGGCCTGGCGGGCGGCGGAGGCAGATTTGGTGGCGGTGCGGGCGGCAGAACGGCGAGCAGAACGAGTAGACATTTATATATATAACTCACAAAAAAATATTTTTAACGATAAAAATTTATCATTTAAATTATATTATTTCTAAATAATTATCCCTCCCAAACTCTATTGGTTGAATGCCACCACATTTTATCTCCCTTTTTAACATCGTATATTATTCGAAATACTGGCAACCGCGATAAAGGAACATTGGTTCTATATTTGTCTAAAGGATGGGGATTTGTTTTTAATTGGGCCTGAATGGCGCGTTTACTAATTTGTTGTCTTTGTTGGGCCGCAAAATAAACGAAAAATGCTTCAAATGAAATGCGTTGAATGGGTAATATATCCTGGTTTTTCAATTGGAAATCCCTTAAGTATTCCCTACAAATAGTCAATCCAGAAATATCTGCTAAATCTTCTCCTATAGATGGCGAAGCATCAAATATAATTCCATCTTGGGCAGCAAATACCTCATATTGCTTAATAACATCGTCTTGTATTCGTTTAAATATAGCTTTGTCTTTTTCCGTCCACCAATCATTCATTTTTCCAGTATGATCATATTTACTACCCCAATCATCTAACGCATGAGACATTTCGTGACCAATTGTGTAGCCAACGTGTGCTAAATTATATTCTATTCCACGCTCTTCCAGATCAACAAACGGCGGTTGAATGTATCCTAAAGGAATATAAATTCCATTTTGCGATGGCGTATATGAAGCATTCACAACATAGGCTTGAGTACCTATAAATTTCGGCGGAATTTCTGCCCAATCAATAAGAGGTAAATCAATGATTTTTTGTCCCTCCAATTTCAATGCTCGTTCGTGTCTCCATTTGGCGGTTTTTATCAAATTACCCCAAGGGTCATCATCTGTGTAATCCAACAGCGGATCCTCTCTCAAAATTTTGGGTGAACCAACCTCTAACTTGAAGTTATTCAGCTTTTTCAATGCCATTTTCTTTGTCTCGGGCTGTAGCCATTTATTACGCTTGATGATGCGAATAAATACAGTCTTCAAATCCTCTGCCATTGTTTTTACATAGCTAATGTGTTGCTTGTTCTCATAACGCCTAATATATTCATTTGTTAAATAAGTATTGAATGAATAACCAAGACCATATATGGGGAACAGCTCAAAGTTTACCTCTTCTGCTTGTCCTCTTACAAATTTTCCGTGGAAGTCGTAATAAATTTTATGTCCCTCAACATTATAACGCTGTTGTTGACGAATGAAAATGTAAATCCAATAGGTCCTCCATTCAGGAGTTGTCCATTCGTCGGCAAGTAATTTTGACGCACATTTTAAATAATTCAAATTGGATGTTATAAAAAACTCAGGTGTATATTTGAAACCAAGTGCCGCTGAAAATTGTTCCCAGTCAAAACCATATTGAGTGAGCGCTTCTTTGGTTTTAACAATATTATAACCATTTGGATCTTCTTTTTTTATTTTAGTGCATCCCATTGCGATCAATATTTTCAGCTCGACATTAAATATATCCTCCACATTGAACTCATGTTTTGGTCCAAATACGTTTGCGAACAAATCCTTCAAAAATTTCAAATATCGCGCCTTGTATTTTCTCTTGTATTCAAGATCAATTCCATCTTCGAAATATACATCGATATCAACCAATGTCACACGCGGCGCATCAACATAGCATCTGTATACTTCAGGGTTTTTATCATCAGCATTCAATGACCAAGATAATGGGCAACCCCACGAAACAAGTTCAATTGTGTTTATAAATCCAAGAAGGGTCCAAATATTGGCTGGATTAGTACGCAAATCGTCAATTTGTGTCAACACCAAATTCGCATATTCGCGAGATTTTTTGTTTGTATTTGGGTGTTTAAACGAGTTATATATGTTTCCAATACATTTGGCTTGTTCGCTCTTATCAGTTGTAATATATTCTTTGACTATATCAAGTAATTGCCTATATACTTTATCTTGAACTAACCGGAAGTCATCAACCTGAATAATATATTTTTGATTTTTTTCAACATTGAACTCTTGTATCCATCGTTCATTGATGTACGAATAATAGTCTTCATTGGGAGCAATGTTAGATGGATTAATTGCGGTTTTGTGGGCCTTTAATATATCTTTTTCTAAATCATAATTTGCCGATAAAAAATCTATTTTTTGTCGTTTAAATTCTTCTTCCATTTTATCTTCAAATGTATCATATGTATTATAATAGTTTTTACATACAATTTTCTTATCTTCATCGCTGATTACTTGTTGCGCAATTACTTCTTGAATTTTTCTCGTTTTATTCGATTTCTTAATTTGTTTTCGTTTCGTTGCCATCTAAAATAAGACAATATTATTTTTACTTATTGTGATAACATTTTCATCCATTCTAAAGATTGAGGTATAGAATAATGCTCTAATTTGGATAATTGTAATAAAATTCCAATACCTAGTGCCGATGTTATGTGAAAAATACTTGTCCCCCAATACTGGTCTTGATAAATTGTTAATAATTTACAAATGAAACCAAATGAAATAATTCCTATTCCAATAATAAACTTGGGTTTTCGTATATAAAATGTTGACATGTTTATCCCACACAGGCCATAGATTAGACCTGTGATAATTACCAGGTTATCTTTATAATATGTCAACACTAGATTGGTATATGATATACTAATAATTGTAATCATATACAATAGAAACAAAACGTTAATACATCTAATTATGGTATTTGAATTTGTATTATCTGGAGACATTGCTATTGCCACTATTAGAATTGTCCAAAAAATACTTGTGACATCAATAAAGTTTACTATTGGGTCCGAGTGTGCCCACAAGTTGAAGCTTGCTACAGACAGAATATATAATGGAAACCTCACCGTGATAGGTCCATCTATTAGAGCATATGTGATTGAACTCCACGCATTTGCTTGATATTCGATGAATGGTGTTGGACTAACTGTAATTATAGACAATAAAACATAACTCGTAAGAACCGATAAAAATAGAGACACTAGTATGCGTCGAATAAATTGTTTATTTTCAGCATTCATTTTGGAATAAATTCGATTATTGGTAATAAGGTGATTTGTGTCAGCATCTTTCAAATCACATGATGTTAAAATTATATCATTTGACATTATTATTATAACAGCGTTACCATTTAAATGTATTTTGTTATGATTTTTATCACCAGCAATAGTATGGAGAAGGAGTTGAGAGTTTACTTGGAAGATACGCCACAGTATTTTTTTTATCGTGACCAACATAGATTTCAAACCGTTGATTATGTTGTACGAAAAAAATCCCAATATGAAAGTTTGACTAATCGTGTAATGACAATGAGCGAAGCACTGAGTATAATGGATAACTTTGTTGACCCGAGCGACCCAGATGTGTCCAATGAAAATTCAATCCACGCATACCAAACTGCGGAACGTATCCGTAAAGCGGTACCAAATAATTATGAGCTTCAATTGTGTGGACTCATACACGATGTTGGCAAGGTTTTATTTAGTTTTGGAGAACCTAGCTGGGCAGTCGTAGGCGATACGTTTGCGGTTGGATGTGAGTTCCCTAAATCAATTGTATATTATGACACTATGAGAGAAAACCAGGATTACTTTAATCCGTTGTATAAAACAAAATATGGAATATATCGTCCCAATTGTGGGGTTGAGAATTTGATGTTATCATTTGGACACGATGAATATTTGTATCGAGTATTACAGAAAAATACCAATCACAAGTTTTCGCAAAAATATGCTAATATTATACGTTTTCATTCATTTTATCCGTGGCATACCGGTGGCGAATACAAACATTTGGAAATTGAGAGTGATAGTGAAATCAAAACTAATGTTCTTGATTTCAATCAATATGATTTATATTCTAAACAGGATACCGAATTTGTATTGACAGACGATATCAAAGATTACTATGCACAGTTGCTAAATACATACTTTCCGGAACCGATTTGTTGGTAGAAGCATTCGCAACCAGATAAGTCTTTACAAATTACTTTTCTACCGATTTTTATCAATTGTTACCTCTTTGGCTATTTTTTTAATTATTTTTGTGTGACTGTCGTAATCCACCTTTGATGATCCACCGCCGAGGGCTTCTATCCTCAACCTCAAAAAGTGGTCTCCATGCTTGGAATCATACTCCAAACAATCTGGGTGTAACTCTTGGAATAATTCCAGATTTTTTATATTTTTGAAGGCAATGTGTTTAATTGCCCGACGGATATTTTTATTCTCTTCATCCTCCTTTTCCCATACGTTTTGTGATTTGACATACATAGTTTCTCTCTTCAAGTCGGTGCAGTGAACTGGTCGCATGTGAACATCAAGTGCGTTCAATTTCTTGATAATAATGTTGGAAATTCCATTAATGTATCCAAGTTTTCCAACGGATTCCAAATCATTCAAATCCAGTTTAATAGAATCCACAAAATCCATAATATTCATAGCATCCTTACATTGTTCATTCAAAAATACATTCAAATTGAAGGTTTTGTTATTGGAATTTACCATACTATTATTGATATTTCCGATTCCATTTTTACAGACCTCCTGCATAGTTTCTTGAAAAGTCTCCATCATTTTATTATTTTGCTCTATCATTAAGCTCTTAAAATCGTCATTCTGCTTTAATAGTTGCATGATTACATTTATGTCCAGCGAATTAATATCTACTTGGTCATCTTTTAGCGGGGGTGGTTCTTTACACGTTTTTTTGTGTGACCATAATCCAACTCTCGACTTGTATTGCTTATTACAAATACCACACACATATTTTGATAAAATGGGATTTTTGGGATTATTTTGTTCACAAAATGTTAGATTTAAATTATTTTTATGTTTCAGTGTTAAATTATGTTTGTTAAAATCCTTTTTGTTATTGGTTTTGATGTCACATATTTGACAACAATATTTGGGGATTTCTTGGGATAATTCTGTTAGCATTTGTTATATTATACACTAATAAAAAAATTTCCTAAACTTTAAAAAATAATGAAAAAAAATGTTATGATAACATTTATTTCAACCAAAAAATAAAAATAAGACGATTATGGTGTAAACCCATTTTTTCACTTTTTTTTGCCAAGACTTTTTTGGGAAATCAGAAAATGGACATTTATAAATGTCCAAAATTGGTTTTCCGAAAAAAGTCTTGGGAAAATAAAAAATTTGCGATTTTAAATATAAATTGTCCAAAACCACTTAAAGAAACTTTCAAATGAATTTATCCTCTATTTTGCTTAAAAGCTCGTCATCATATACAAAATTTCCTGTAGGTTTGTATGATTTAATCGGTGTGTAATCTTTCTTGGGTTGTTTAATCGCACCAAGTGGAGGTGGCTCTTTTGGTTTTAACACAAGATCATTGAGGCTCGGTGTTTCATCGTTACCGTCATCTTGTTCAACACGAACACCATATTCGTTCACCACAATACCCGTTTTCTTTTTCAACTCGGTTCTTACATACGAGGGGACCCAGTGCATCCATGAAATTAAAAATGTGTTTGGATGAATATATTTTATATTGAATCCATTTTCTTTCAAACGGTCCATTAAATATGCTATACAAGCACCCTGGTCATATTTTGGAACTCCTATAATAACCTCAGGTACAACAAACCAGCAGAATTGTTCGTTTAACTTTTGGCGTGACGTTGTTTTGATACGCACATGTATGCGATTTAATATTTTGTTGAATACTTCTAGTTTACCCAGATCATGTTGTCGTTTCTTTTCATACAATTCATCTATGTTCAATTTATCCGTAAAATCGTTTATGTTATCCAACGTGAATATATTTGCCATTTACAACAATCGTAGAAAAAAAGTTATAAAAATAACTGTATTTGTATATGCCCCAAATCAAGAATTTGGTTATTTCTGGTGGCGGTCCTTCCATGGTTCAGACCCTCGGGGCCATTCAACATATTGAAGAACAGAATTTTTTTAAAATGGATGAAATAGAAACAATCTATGGAACATCTGCGGGAGCCATAGTTGGAGCTATGTTATGTTTACATTTTGATTGGACAACGATAAATGATTATATTATTAAGAGACCTTGGCATGAAGTTTTCCCATTCAATGTCCAAAATATATTTGACGCTTACACTAAGAAGGGTATCTTTGATGCCAAGACAATCGAAAAGTGTTTCAAACCCCTTTTATGTGCTAAAGACTTGTCATTACAAATCACGTTAAAAGAGTTTTATGAATATTCAAAAATAGAACTACATCTATTCACATTTGAGATAAACAAATTCCAATTAGAGGATATATCCTATTTGACTTACCCCGACCTCCCGCTTCTAACTGCTCTTCATATGACCTGTTGTATTCCCATTCTAGTGACACCGGTTTGTATGGATGGCAAATGTTTTATTGACGGGGGCGTTGTATGTAATTATCCATTGAAATATTGTTTGACAGCGGGAAAAAAAGATGATGAAACGCTTGGTTTTAAAAATCAATATGATAATAATACAAATCATGTTAATTCAGAGTCTACATTGTTAGATTACATTTTGTGTTTCTTGTTTAAAGTTATTCATAGTCTTAGCACAGACCATACACAGCCACCCATAAAAAATGAGGTGTTATGTGATGTATCATTTTTAAGCATTGATGTGCTTCGCACAGCACTCAGTTCAGTGGACGCCCGCAAAACTTTGTTTCAAAGTGGGATTGAACATGGTATAAAGTTTCTATTAGAGAACAGTGTTCAAGAACTGCTCTAAGGTCGCCTTCGAAGGTTTCGCATCATATTCAATCACTTGTCCATCCTTTAACAATTTGATTGTGGGGAATCCCTCGATCTTATACTTGTTCATCATGCTCTCAATATCCGGTGACTCTGTAGTGCAGTTGATATCTGTGAAAATGATCTTGTATCCATTTATAGTCTTTTCCTGATATTCAGACTTCAGCTCTTCCCAAATAGGTTTGGCGGTTTTACAATGCGGGCACCAATCGACGTAAAACAGCATAAGTTCCGCAGTTTTGTTATTGTTGGATTTACTGCCATCAACGGGCTCCCTATTTGCCTTGTAAGACGCACTCATTGTGGGAGCCACAAATTTTTTGTAGCAATAAATTGAAATAGCAATAAACAATATAAAAATTATAATCCCGATAATCACATTTGGTGTGAATTTGAACGATTTCATCCTAGATAAAATACCGGTTTGATCGGGAGCCCTGTTATAGTTTATGAATTTACTCATTCTAATATATCTATAGGAAGAAATTATGACTATATTTTACGAATATGAATTAGAGATATTATTGTATGCTATAGAACAATGATATTTAGAAACGCAAATGGTGTTTTGATTGAAATAAATAAGTATGATTTTAAAAATGATGCTTTGTATTATAAAAAGATTTTTGAGATCAAGAGTGCGTTTTCTAAATAATAACTTTTTTTGAAAAAAGACAACCAAATTCAGTGACTTTTCTTAAACCTTTTTAAAAAGGTTGAACCAAATTAACTCGCCACGCTTTTTGCTCCGCTCAACCTTTGAAAAAGGTTGAACCAAATTCAGTCGCTACGATTTTTGCTCCACTCAACCTTTGAAAAAGGTTGAACCAAATTCAGTCGCTACGATTTTTGCTCCACTCAACCTTTGAAAAAGGTTGAACCAAATTCAGTCGCTACGATTTTTGCTCCACTTTTTTTAAAAGTGGATGTGGATTTAATTTCTCTTGCTAAAGTATGACACAAACGCGTAAAATTAGAAATATCCACAATAAAACAAGAAGAAAACGGGTATTTTCATTGAAGGAATATAATGCGAATGATGGTATGATATCTAGTGTGTGGGGGCCAGCGATGTGGCATTATCTTCACACAATGAGTTTCAATTACCCTGTGAATCCTACAATAGAAGACAAACAACATTATAAATGTTTTGTGTTGAATTTGCGATATGTACTGCCTTGTAAATATTGTAGGATGAATTTAAAGACGAATTTTAAACAACTCCCATTAAAAAATAGCGATATGAAGAATCGCGAAACCTTTTCAAGGTATATTTATGAACTCCATGAGCTGGTGAACCGTATGTTGGATAAGAAATCAAATCTAACATATTGTGAAGTGAGAGAACGATATGAACACTTTAGGTCACGATGCACCGACGAAAAACCCAAGATTTTCAAATTCACAAAGACCTTGAAAAAGAAGAAAGAAAAGGGGTGCTCTGAGCCATTATATGGAAAGAAATCTAAATGTATTATTAACATTGTTCCGCAAAGTGTAAAAGGACCGACATTACAAATTGATAAACAATGTATCAAGACGAGATAATCCACCTTTTTTAAAGGTGGAGCCAAAACAGAAATTTATTATAAAAATATAATTATGTTGATTATATTTTTACACCACTTTTCTTAAACCTTTCTACTCATGAAAACGCCCATTATGGAGCGTTTTCATGAGTAGAAAGTGACTTTGCCACGCGCATTTTCAATGCGCGAAGGTGTAAAAGTGGATTAGGATCCAAAGGTGGAAAAGTCATTTAAGACTGGTACGGGTATATATTGGTTGTTAATCATCCCTCCTCCTCCAAAGGGTCCTTCATTAGACATACCATTGTTGTAATTGGCAGCACTATAATTTGGGACAGCTTTACATGTCATGGAAGGTTCCGGGCAACGAGCGCACGGGGGGCATGCGGGGCAAGGTTTGTCGCGCGGGCACGCGGATGAATTAGGACAAGCAGGGCAAACTGGAGGAACAACTTGCGATTTCAAGATATACAAGTCTTCTTCACCAGGAGGAATCCTACTCTTGGGGATACCCGCAGGAAGAGAACTAGAGTAATCTACAACTGTATTCCCCATAGGCCCTTGAGCATAATATGCCGTATTTCCAGTAGGTCCAGTTACGGCATTCATCGGTGGAGTATATCCTAAAGTATAATTCGCACTTTGAACAGGTGTGCCAGTGCTTCCATAATATTGAGTAGATGACATAGTAGAACTCTCTGTAGAAGCAGGCATTGTGTTTGGCATAGTTGCCGTGAATGTCATTGTTCCATTACCAGTATTCACTTGTATGGCGGTTCCCTGCTGAGTATTTACAATAGTGGCTGTATTTCCATTTGGGCCGTAAAATACAGTAGAGCTTGGCATAGTCATAGATGTAGACGCAGGCTGTGTAGAAGGAGGCGTCATAGAACTCGGGGATGTAGTTATAGGCTGCGATACAAAGACAACAGGAGACGAGTTAGTATTCACAGTAACCTGTAAACTTTGAGTTCCATCAGCATTCGTTATTATTTTAGCAACGCCGCCATTGGGGCCATAATAAGTTGTTCCGTTTGTTGACACAGACGAAGTTCCATCGAAATGATTATAATTATCATAATAATTTTTCAAAGTGGTTTGGATACTAGCATCTCCGCTAACCCCAGTTTGCGGCATCGTTGATTGCGAATCAACCTCATTTGTAAGTCCTTCTCTGTAATAACTGCCTCCTAAAAACGAAGAAAGAACTAAACCTAATAATAAAATCAAGAAGAGGAAGAGAGCGTTATTCATTGTATATTTTATACAGTGAAAATAATTGAATTAAAATGTATGAATTTATAATATTAGAAAGAATGGAGCCGAACAATGAAGAACACATTAGTGTAACCAACAAAGTTGATCTAGCCAATAACATTGGTGTAACCAAGAAGCCTAGAAAAACTCAAACACTCTTGGAGAAGTGTTACACAGAGGACCCAGATATATTCGAAATAGGTGTTGATGAGGTTGGTAGAGGCCCTCTATTTGGAAGAGTTTACACCGCAGCGGTGATTTTACCTAAAGATGATAGTTTTGACCATAGTAAAATGAAAGATAGTAAAAAATTTCATTCAAAACAAAAAATTGAAGAAGCCGCAGAATACATAAAAGCGAATGCGCTAGCTTGGCATGTTAGTTACGAAGATGAGAAGACAATCGATGAAATCAATATATTACAAGCAACCCAACAATGTATGCACAATTCAATTATAAATGTCAAGAAACAAAAACCAGATGGAAAAATTCATCTATTGATTGATGGTAATTACTTCAAACCAATTACATTTGTAAACAAGAAAATAAATAAGATTGAGTCAATTCCTTACACGTGCGTAGAAGGTGGGGATAACAAATACTCTGCGATTGCTGCGGCTTCTATTTTGGCCAAGGTTGAACGAGATAAATACATTGAACAATTGTGTATTGAAAATCCAGATTTATCAACAAAATACAATATAGATAATAACAAGGGTTATGGAGCAAAAAAACACCTTGATGGAATTAAAGAGCACGGGATAACCATTTGGCACCGCAAGACCTTTGGAAGTTGTAAAATGTATGCTGAATAGTCGCTTTTAAAAATCCACTTTTGAAAAAAGTGGAGGAAAAGGGGGGTCCCTCATCGTGAAGCAGAGGGAGGGGGCAAAGCCCCCGTGGCGAGCAAAATTTTGTTCCCTTTTTATAAAAGGGAGGTTAACGGTCATCGTTTCTTGAAATAGAATGGATATAAGAAAGTAATTAAAACAATACTCAACACAAAAATATCAAATGTTCGAACAACCTTTTTTGTTTTTAGTGGTAACTTTTCAAATTGCTTGGAGTATTCAGGTGGTTTTAATGATTTCGATAGCCAACCAAATAACGTCGGTTTCAAGCGGTCATTACAATCATATATCACATCGTACCAAGCCAATGATATGTAAGCAGATGTTCCTAATAAGAACCCCATTACAAGATTGTGGGCGATTGTAGGAGGATGAGGTAACCAATAGACAATTAGGATTACCGCAGTAAATACCAAACATTTGGGATTCAGATATAATGGAGTTCCAAATAAGCCGCCGCCCATAATCATACAGTATATAAAAACCCTCCGTAAAAAGTGGATAAGATAAAAAATTGATTGAAAAAAAATTATATATTTCAATTAAATAGTTTTCAATTAAATAGATTTCAATTTATCATATATAAAATGCGTGTTCTAGTATTTGATACCGAGACGACGGGATTGCCGCCGAATAATGACAAGTTTGTAAATAATGGCAATTTACAGTTGTGGCCGCACATTCTACAGTTGAGTTACATTGTACATGACACGGAAAAGCATGAAAATATTGAAATATTTGATACGATTATAGATATACCTCAAGATGTTGTAATTAGCGAAAAGAGTATCGAGATTCATAAAATCACACGCGAAAAATGTAGTGAACTTGGAAATGATATCAAGACATCGTTATTGTTCTTCTTTACTTCTCTTGCCGATGTGGACCTATTAGTTGGACACAATATTAATTTTGATTTGAATATGATTTACGCAGAAATAATGAGATGCCCAGAATTGATGAAATATATCCCTCTAATGGAAGAAAAACGTAAGTTTTGTACTATGAAAGAGTCAACCACATTTTGTTGTATTCCCTTAAAAAATTCCAATAGTTACAATAGATTGAAACAACCCAAATTGATTGAATTATACCAGAAGTTATTCAATGGAGAAACCCCCGAAGGTCTTCACAATTCTATGAATGATGTGGCTGCCACACTACGCTGTTTTATGAAATTGCGTTATGATTTGGATATCAATGGGGGCACCCCGTAAGCCCCCACCCTTCGTGTGAATTTGGATCAACTATCTTTTACACATTTGCGCATTTCTCACAAGTTATGAACGTAGTAAAGAAATGCGCAATCAGCATCACCTTCATAACTTAGTGAAAAAAGTTTATTATTTCCTATTGCGTTTCCTAGATTTACCTGCTCGTTTCCTAGATTTATTCTTCTTCTTTTTTATTGTTTTACGACGCTTTCCTCCCTTCATATCATTTGGGTCAGAACCAAGTGTTTCTTGAGAATCTTGATCGCGAACAGTGTAACTTGATCCCAACCTCGGGCCCGGTGCGGAGCCCGACTGCATTGCCCCAACAATTCGAGCATACATTCGTTCGTCGGACAAAATACGTTCTACCGCAGCATCTACTCCGGCACTAATTTGTTGTTGAAGCGCCGTTGTTAATGCATCTATTTGTTGTCGGGTAGCTATATCCATAGCACCTTCAATTGCTGGAATATTTGGCGGTCTTTCGCCAACAACCGCCGCAACACCATCCGCAATTCTGTCCGCAAGAGCATTATACGAAGCATATGCGCCAGCAGCACCCATTACAGAACTTACAATTTGAAAAAGTGTTGACCTTCCTGTAGGGTCATTCATTAAAAACCCCCACGCATCTTTCTCAAGTCCTGTTGCGACAGCACAGAAACGATTACCCGCACTAAATGCGTTATAGAAACGTTGTCCCATAGAATGACAACCACCCGAGGCCCATAAGTTATACCCATCTTCCAATTCTCGTACCAAATTTTCCCATGGGCCTGTAACGATACAAAAAATTACAAGGCAAGTAACTCCAATATTCATTACGCGCTTTAAAAAATTACGCACTTGGGTCCGTGTTACACCACCCCTTTGTTTCCTTTTTTTACCACCATCCTGTTGACAAGGTATTTTTTCAATTACCTTTTCACTCAAAAAATCAATAATTTTATTTTGTTTTTCGGTGGGACACTTACTCATTATATTATATTTGTAAAAAATAATTTTCTAAATACAAATATAATTATCCTTTATCCAGAACACATTTCGCATATCTCATCTTCTTCTTCCACTTGTTCCTTTTTCTCTGGTTCAATTGTAAATTGTTGGGCTTGATGCTTTGCTTTTCTTCGCAAATAATAAATTCCCGTCTTAAGTCCCTTCTTCCACGAATAAAAATGCATAGAAGTTAACGTGTTATATGTTGGATCCTCGACCCACAAATTTAAACTTTGACTCTGGCAAATAAACGCACCTCTGTCCGCGGACATATCAATTACATGCTTCATTGGAATTTCCCAAACAATCTTATACTTGTTTCGAATATGTTCTGGTAAGACTGTTAGCTGTTGAACACTACCTTTGTTGGCAATAATATTATTCTTAATTTGTTCATTCCAATGTCCCATCTGGATAAGTTCCTTCATTAAATACTTGTTGACAACAACAAACTCCCCAGCTAGTGTGCGACGACTGTATAAATTGCTAGTGAACGGTTCAAAGCATTCATTGAAACCAAGGATTTGTGATGTGCTTGCGGTTGGCATTGGAGCAACTAACAGCGAATTGCGTAGCCCATGTGCCACAATTGACTCCTTAAGAAGTGACCATACGTATCGGTTGCTCGGTGTTACACCCCACATATCAAATTGAAGAATGCCCTTGGAGGCAGGTGATCCATAAAAGGTCTCGTATGCCCCAATGTATTGATATTCATCAGTATCGTCACAATTGTAGTAATTCTTCATATCAATTGCGAGCTCATTACTCTTCTCTAATGCGGCATGATAAATCGTTTCGAATATCAGTTTATTCACCTCCTTTGCCGCGTCGCTGTGAAAAGGAAGGTCCATGAGAACAAATGTATCAGCAAGTCCCTGTACACCAATTCCAATTGGACGATGACGCATATTGCTGCGCTTTGTCTTTTCTGTTGGATAGAAATTCACATCAATCACAGAATTCAAGTTATTGGTTAACACTTTGACAACTTCATGTAACTTTTCATAATCAAATTCCTTGGTTACCTCATTCACAAAAGTGGGTAGTCCAATGGAACCTAAATTACAGACCGCTGTTTCCTTATCGTCACTGTACTCTCCAATTTCACAACATAAATTTGAGCTTTTGATAGTGCCGAGATTTTTCTGGTTTGATTTCAAATTAAAAGCATCTTTATAAAGTAAATAAGGAGTTCCAGTCTCCATTTGTGCGTCCAGAACTTTAAACCACAGGTCGCGTGCGTTAACAACCTTTCGCGCCTTATTTGCCTTCTCGTAACTTAAATATAATTTTACAAAGTCTTCACCGTAAACATCCGCTAGACCAGGACACTCGTGAGGACAGAATAACGACCACTTGGCATTTTCCTTGACACGCTCCATGAAAAGATCCGACACCCAAAGAGCATAAAATAGGTCGCGACCTTTTAGCTCCTCGTCGCCATGGTTCTTCTTCATTTCCAGGAAATCTTCGATGTCCGGATGCCATGGCTCTAAATAAATTGCGAAAGAACCGTTGCGCTTTCCAGATTGGTTCACATACCTGGCCGTGTTATTAAATACGCGCAACATGGGAACAATCCCATCAGTTTTTCCATTTGTGCCATTAATATGTGCGTTTTTACCGCGAATATTGTGAATATGAAGGCCAATTCCACCGGAATACTTTGAGATTAATGCACAATCTTTCAATGTGTTGTAAATTCCATCAATACTGTCATCTTCCATTGCGATTAAATAACATGAACTCAATTGCGGACGAGGGGTTCCGGCATTGAAGAGGGTTGGAGTTGCGTGGGTAAAATATTTTTGGGACATGAGGTCATACGTTTCCCTTATAGCAGCCATGTTGGATCCATGTATTCCAACCGCGACACGTAACCACATATGCTGTATTCTCTCGACGATTTGGTCTCCAATTCGAAATAGATAGGCTCTCTCCAATGTTTTAAAACCAAAATAGTCAATCAAGTAGTCACGTTCATGAACAATCATCGCATCTAGGGTTGTAGCATTAGTTTTAACAAAATCCCATAAGGTTTGAGATACCAAGGGCCGGTGGACCCCATGAACATCCTTGAACTCATAAAGTTGTCCCATGACATGTGAGAAGGAGTGATTTGTATTCTTTTGATGGTTCGAAATAACAATACGAGAAGCAAGGGTTCCATAATCATAATGTTGTGTAGATAAAGACGCGCACTGTTCTGCTGCTAGTTCGTCGATTTTCTTTGTTTCAATTGTATCATAGAGTTGATCGATCACCTTCATTGCTAAAGCAGAAAAATTAATTTGAATTCCTGCTTCATGCCCAAGAGTTTTAACACGTTTCAAAATTTTATCAAATGACACTTCTTCTAGTTCACCATTACGCTTTTTGACACGCATTTCAACGCTGGTCTCCATAATTATATTAGTTATAGATATTGTTTTTATACCCTTTTTTACCACACTACCTTTTTCAAAAGGTAGTGCCAAAAAGTAACCTTTCTAAAGGGCGATGTCAAAATATACTTTTGGAAAAGTATAGCAAAATATACTTTGGGTTTTTGGCACCACCTTTTTCCAAAAGGTGGTAAAAGTATATTTTCAAAAGTATATATATGAACGATATAATCATGTTATTAGCGATTTTAGTAATTATAATAGCAGTGCCATTGTTTTTTCATTCCTTCAAAATGATTGAAAACTATTCCAATTATAATTTAGGAGGTGCCAAGGGCTCATACCCAGATGCGGAAAATAACGTTCTTGTTCAAGACGTATTCCCTATCACAGGAATTAATAGTGTATCAGACAAACAGGCAAGTGATGTTTGGTGGCAATACCCAGTCTTCAAAGTAGGATCATATGCCCAAATCACAAATAACATTCGGTATCCAAGAAATGTAGATACGGGTCGTTGTATGCCTGAAGATTTTTGTGATGCGTTATATAAGCCGCGCCAAAACCAAACAAATTATATTACACCGTTGCCACCAGTAAACCCTGATTGCGGAACCCGTGTCGGGTACTTTACAACGGATCAAAATTTGTTACCATTTCGAACAGACGTCCCAAATATATTGTATTGAAATATTTTTTTGCTCCACTTTTCTAAAAGTGGATTTTACTCAAATTTAACAAACAACTACCTTCTGTATCTTTTGGCACTTCTTTCACAATCCGCTTCTTAGGTGCTCTATGTTCATATCCAGTTACTCGCTCTTGCTCAATAGTTGCCCAAACCTTTTGTAGCTGTCCTATATTATCTTCAAACCACTTTTTATTCCTTACAATCAGTACACAACTCATAATTTCCAACTTCCAATAATAATTCTTTATCCACGTCATATTCGTCTGATCCATTGTGGTTTCCTCCCATTCGGTAATTTGTTCAGGATCTACAATATTAAGTGGTTTGTATACATAATGCGGTTTACCACCAGCTCCATTAAAATACATAATGACTCCTTTCATTTTATCTGTAATATCGTTGTAAAAATCTTGTTCAGAACCATATTCTACAAACTTTGTTTCTAAAAAATCACATTCGTCCAAATTACAAACCTCCATTTGTAATTGGGTTTGAATCCAATATTCTTTTTTTGGGATTCCCGTTATATCTCTACTCACTACATTTTTTATTTCTAACATTCGACCACATAGTTCATTTGTAGGATCAACATTGATTCCATCCGGCGATGCGCCCAAGAATTTGTATATATCATGTTGAATACATCCAAAATCCGCAATTTTTGTTTTAAACTTATCTTCATATATCATAACTGATAATGGTTCGTACTTCTGCCCCCATTGAAATGGGGAATTCACATTTACCATTGTTGGTTTCTCTTCTATTTTAATCGGCTGGCATTTTTCATATATGAGTTGATTTATCGTTGACTGGCTTTCAAATGCTTTGTATGCGTTACTTGCTGTTATTAAATTATGTCGAAACTCATACCATTCGGGAGTCCTTTGTTGTGGCTGTGGTTTTGATCGTAAATATTCGATTATTGTCGCAATTTCATTGTAGTCCACATTTTCTGCAGCATCTGGATCGCGCTCAATGTTGTGAATACTGAGAAAAATATTAAATGCGTCCTCCAATAATTCATCCAAGTCATCTTCAACATATTCACCTTCCCAAATATGTTGCTCAAATTGAATTTTAAATACTTCTTTTACATCTTCTAATAATGTTTCATGAAAATCCGGTTTGGAAACAGCTGTTGGATTTTCATTTAAATAATCTTCCATTAGATATAATGCGGAATCAATTAAATCTAATGCGGTCTCTTCGTCAAAAATAGATGGTTCATCTTCAAATATTAGTGTATCTGTTACATCAATTAATTCATTTGTAAAATTTTCCATTATGAATTATATGAATACTTTCTTATATCATTGTTATAAAATATCTAGAACTCCGGTAGATCTATTCTTGTTCTTGATTGATGAACCGTGGGAATTTTTCAAGGATTTCAATGTTGATACGCGTTTATCCATATTCTTCAATGAAAAGTGTTTGTTTGGTCGCGTGTAAGTAAGAGCGGGTATATCCTTAATTGCCCCAGTATCTTTATCGTATACAACATCCTTGACTCGTTGAAGTTTTTTTCTGTCGAGGCTGTCTTTGAAGAATTGTGTCAATAGTTGTGCCTCTTCCTCATCCAATTCATTCTCATTTTTATACACTTCCACAAATTCATTGAGCTTTTTGGTTTTGATAGTCTTGTTTAATTTACACCATGGTTCATTTTTATTGTTTAGTTTGTCATCCTCTAAGAATTTATCTAAATTAATAAGGTCATTTGATGACTTGGTTTCTTTAATAGGAGCACCATTCATCAACATGGTCTTATACTTGATATTTTTGAGTTCAATACATTCATCTGCCTTGTTATCAACATCTTTATTATCAATCTCATGTTTATCGTCCATTGTATAATATAGTGAATTAAGTTTAACTTGTTTTCTATTAATATGTTGTTATCATATGGACAATAAAAAAATATGTATCAGTGGAACAAACAATAGGTATATGATGAAAAAGGTAACAAAGGAGCCCATTATAGAAAAAAAACGTGTGGGAAATGTTGAATTAAATTTTTTAAATCAAATAGATTTAATATCTGGACAAATGAATCCAGTAGTTGAACAACAGATCAATCGAAAAATATCAGGATACAAACAACAAGACATTAAAAAGGGAGTATACGAGGACAGTAAGTTTATAAATATTGATTCGATTGTAAACCAAATGAGAGAAACCGAACTAAAATGCTACTATTGTAAAGTGGAAATGATGATAATGTATGAAACGGTGAGAGAGGCAAAACAATGGACTGTCGACCGAGTTGACAATGATATTGGACATAATATGAGTAACTATCATTTAGCTTGTTTGTCATGTAATTTGAAACGACGACGAACAGATGATGATAAATTTTTATTTACAAAACAATTGGGTATAGTTAAGAAATTGTAAGTTCGTTGTTAGTAAATTTTATAAATTGTATTATTATTAGTATGGAATGGAAATGGACAAAAGGTGAACCATATGAAAGGTCTAGACGAATTTTTAAGAATGAAACAACAGAAATTGATGAAAAATTCAGCAAGGAAGTTGAAACTTCTGCGTATTCATCGGCACTGAATTATGACGAGAACACATGGGATATGTTAAACCAGGAACTATCCAACAAGAGAGAAGACCTCGATTTTAAAATTGCCGAACGGGGACCTGTTCAACAAATAGGCAATAACCCATTTCTTGGACAAAATAACTACGTGAATGATATTGTTGTAAGTAATAATTTTCTAAAACCAGTAAATACATCCCATGACCGTGCAAAGGAGGATAGCTCATCAAAGCAGACTTCGAACACACATGGTATGTAACAAACGGTTCACAAAATAGGCTAAAAACAGGTTCGCAGAACCCATAATCGCATTTGTCAAGTAAATGCGATTCACCTTATTGAAATTCATAATAATATATAAAATTGTCGATATAAAAACAATAGCGAACGAAAATCCACAAAACACAGATACAATATAGAAATAGACACACGAATCGTTAGTTAACGGTCCAAAATAGTTGTTCATGAAATCACCCATTATAATATAAGAATAGATAATATAATTATATTATAAAGTTTAAATTACTTAAATGTTTCTTTAGGTGTTTATTCAATGGCATCATCATCATATACCACACAGAACTCCTTATTGTTGAACAATTTGATGGATTTTTACAAGGATGAACCGACATTGACCAAGATGTTGAAGATTATCACAGGCGAATCAAAAATATCGTTACGAATTGTTGATTGGTTTGCGACAAATTACGCAAAAAAGTATTACACGCTTTACACAATTGACGACGCGAAACGGTTCAAAGTATATTACGACTACAAATTGAAGCTGAAAGCATACAGCAAACGTCGTTTTGACCCGTTCTGTAGATGGGAACGCATCAGCATTCCGTATAAGAACGGAACATTTATTGAGACCACAATTGGCCAATTAAATTTTTTCAAATGGGCGATTGAAAATAAAGTTGTTGACTATATCGAAGAAAATTATGAAACGATTGAAAAGGACATGAATAACCGTAACAGCACTTCAAAGAGAAAGGAAAATGCGAATGAAAATGCTAAGACGCGAAAAAAGCGCGAAGAGTTATCAATTTCCGCTACAAAGAGCATCAAGAAAGAAGAGGTGGAAATTGTTGTCCAGTTCAATTGATGAATTTTGGTTTTATTTATGAAAGTAAATATTGGTTTTGTTTATAAAAATAAAAACAAACATAAAATATAATATAAAGACAAATTTATATTGTATAACATAATGGATGCGTCATTGAATATTGTTGAGCTAATAGAGAATAATCCAATAACAAAGTTATCAAGCTCATATAATGGTAAGCTTTTAACTAAGATACAAGATAATTTCACAGACTTTGAACAACAATTGTTTGTTTCGAGCTTTTATTGTTACTTGAATTGTGACCAGAAAAATGATTTTGTTATTGATTTGGATAATGTGTGGAAATGGTTGGATTTTAATCAAAAATATGCCGCAAAACGAATATTAGAACAAAATTTTATTATTGATAAGGATTATAAAGTTTTGCTCCCCTTTGCAGGGGAGCAAACATTTGCTCCTGAAGCTTCAGGAGCAAAAAAGGGTCGGGGTGGTCATAACAAGGAAACTATTATGTTGACCGTTAAAACATTCAAATCATTGTGTTTGAAGGCAGGAACAAAAAAGGCAGATGAAATTCATGATTATTACTTAAAAATGGAGGAAATCATTCATCAAGTGGTTCAAGAAGAAAGCGACGAACTCAAGTTACAATTAGACCAAGCTAAACAACAGATTGAAACAAATCTGACAAAAAATGAAAAGGAGAAACAAAAACTTGTAGAAGAGACGCTCATATTACAATTCCCAGTGAATACCCAATGTATTTATTATGGCCACATTGATAACCGGTCTCTTGGACAGGCACCGCGATTACACAATGAACAACTAATCAAATTTGGCCAGAGTAACAATTTGGCGGAGAGAGTCGCCGTTCACAAGAAAACATTTACCAATTTTCGATTAGTAGCCGCATTCAAAGTGAAAAACAAGATTGAAATTGAGAATTGTATTAAGAGACATCCAGTGTTACAAAAGAGAATTCGCTCTCTCATGATAAACGATATCAACCATCGCGAACTTTTGGCACTCGACAACAATGAGTTTACTCTTGACAGGATAGATGAACATATCAAGGAAATAATCAAGGAAAATGAATACAATCTTGAAAATTACAAGTTGCTACTAGATAAGAATTGTAAATTGGAAGATGAAATTAGGCGCTTGGAAAACGAAGTAACCAACAAGGATATTATGCTAGAAAAGGCAAACAAGGATTTATCAGTGTATAAAGGTGATATTTGTAGCGATGTCAAAAAAAAAATCGCATCCAATTACGCAATTTGTAAATATGGATATTTCCTGTATGCGTTTGAATGCCAACCAATGAGATATAAATGCTCAATTGTTCGACAAAAGGATTATGAGATGTTAATAAAAAATCTAACTAATTTGGATCCAACTGGTTCAATGAAACACACAGTAAAAGTAACTTATCCAATGACGGAAAAGATTATGGTATTCTTGTTGAAACAGTCGCTGACCGGCATAGGTAATACTACTTATGAGGGGTCAATTGCCGACATCAAAAAAATATTAGATATTGCGTGTGAATTTGAGAAGTTACTTGAAAACAAGGGCTCATCTCTTGAAGAACTAATGACAATATTACAAAACGCACCTACTACTAGTACTACTCCGGTTACAGATCCAGAAACACCGGTAGTAAGAAAGGCCAAGCGATCTATTGACCAAATCAATATGGATACAGGTGAGGTGATTGCTACGTATGAAAGTATTGAAGCCGCAGGGCGAGCAACAGGATTAACCACAGGAACCGCTATTGGTATTGCTTTGCGTGAGAAACGACAATGTAAAGGTTTTTTGTGGCGATATTCGGGGGTGTCAAAAGAAGATCAGTATTCAGAGCAACCCGTTGTCAAAATAAATTGTAAAACGGGTGCTCATTCGCAATTCAAAACAATTGCGGATGCTGCTAGAGATTGTGGTGTATCGGCACCCGCACTACGACAACGTATTTTGACAAATGTTCATATAAACGACCATCATTGGATATTTGACAAAAATTCAACGCATTATAACTAGATATTGAAAAAATATTTAGTTATGAATAAGTATTAGATATATATCTTTAATGGACTGAGTTATTACTAAATCTAACGTCTTCTTACACCATTTCTCATTCAAAATGCCCCCATTTGGGGATATTATGAGTCATGAATATTATGCTGATTGCGTATTTTCAATACGCAATGGTGTAAAAGTTGATATGGAAAACTGTGTATAACCCCATAGTTGCTTGTCAGCAACATGCCAACCATCATCGGTAAAATCATAATAAGGGTCCACTTTCATTTTTTCTCTCAAATCTTTCGGCATGTCAGGTGGATACTCAATACCACAATGGTGAAATATGCTATACTCCAATTCACAATTGGGGTATTTATCGCACAGATATTCAATCATGTTTGCGCCAAACACGCAATCTATGTCAACAAGTGGTTCTTCATTACATTTAATTAATATATCTACTGTCCGGTAGTATCGTTCAATTGTAAAAAATCTACCCTCACAATTGGTATATATTGTGCGCTCGCTGACATTCTGTTCATACTTCGGGGTCACCAAATACTCCTTCATAACCTAACCTTACAATTTTTCTTCAAGTTTTTACACACATTAAACATTTAATTCTTCAAGGGGTTTAATTTTAATTAAAAACATTCATTTTTTGTAAAAGTATATAGAAGTGTTTTGCTCATTTAATAAATGGGTAATTCTCAATCATCAACTACAAATAAAATAAATTTCGAGGATATTCAATATATTTTAAATAAGGGTGATAGCGAGTATATATTAATCAATACTCTAAGTGAAGCCGAGCAAGGTTGTTTAATACCCAAAACAGTGCCCGCAGAAAATGAAACAGAACTATTGAACAAGTTACTCAAAAATGGAAACAAGGACACCAAGATCGTTGTATATGGACGAAATTGTAATGATAATAAATTATATACAAAATATAATCAACTAACAACACTTGGATTTTACAATGTATATGTTTATACAGGTGGTTTATTTGAATGGCTGATGCTTCAAGATATATACGGTATAAAGGAATTTCCAACCACGAAAAAGGAACTAGATATTATTAAATATAAACCAAACAAAGTTCTAAATATACACTTGTTGAAATATTAGTTCATTTACGTGTATAACGTTTTTTATGTTTACGTCTTTTATTTGTTCTAGTTCGTTTCTTAGTTTGTTTTTTACTCATTTTTCTACCACCTGATGGATTTACAACATCGCCTATTTCATTATATATACGCATTGCCTCACTTTCATCAATTCCTATATTGGCCATATGATGCTTGAAAAAATCTTCTTTGCGTGTCCACAGATCTTCAACTTGTTCAGGTGTAATTGGTTTTTGTTTCTCCTTTGCCAATTTTTTCATAGCAGCTACAAATGTATCTTTATCGATAATAGTTAAATTTCTCAGTTCTGTTGCCGATATATCACCTGGTGGTCTAGATACCCCTTGTGGTGGCATCCATACCGCACCCTCAGGCAAATAATCAATTAACCAATTGAATTTGTTCACTTCATCGCTTCCTAAATATATTCGAATATTTTTCTGTTTTCCTGCATCAAATCTTGTCAACATGTAATTTACAAGTTTTGTTACAGATGAACTTGAGTCTCCTGATATTTCATCATTCATACATAACACTTCAATTACAAGGCCTTGAGTTTTTTGTATGTCAAGTTGTGTTTCGATTGCTAATTCGCTTTTTATTTTCTCTAATAGTCCATTGTATAAAAGCATTCGTTTTTCTTCACATTCTAATGGGTTCTTTTTGTCTCCGGTAGTGCTACTCAAAATAATGTAAATTATCGGGACATCATTGCTTATTGCGTCAAATATCATTTGTTTGATTAGTTTCTTGTGACCGGGTGTAGGCGGATTCATTCGACCAATAGTAAAAATAACATCTTCTTGTGGTTGTTCCATTATAATATGAATACAAAATAAAAATGAAATCGAAATGGAACTTAAACAGATAACTACAATTATAAAACAATGGATTTGAAACAACGCAAGCTAAACAAGGCCGAGTGGGAATCTATTGAGGTTCCTGTATCACAGCAAGAGATCGAGGTGCTGAAACTTATTATTGATGGATACAAAAATGTAAACGTAAAAAATAATAATAACAATTCTATCTTTACGTTTTTAAAAATAGAATATACGACAAAAATGGAGGATTATTTGTATACAAAATACTTTCAGGCTCAGGTTGATAAGATTGAACAAGTTGTCAAGACTTTGTATAATGATTACAAGCCAATCCAGGTTGACAGTAATGTCCAAATCAAAAGTGCCGATAAAATTCGTTTGGAACGTAACGATGACGCGGTATTGAAGAAACAAGATATTTATGAAAACGTTTTGTTACAGCATTCAGATAAAATGGTTCGCAGTAAAAAGGACCAAAATGATAGGTTATTTACATTCCACTATTTCACATTGTATAAATTGCGACGTAATTCTGTGAAAGGGATCAATCGTCACGTTAGCGGACTGCTTGACAGTTTGCTTGAGAAATTCAGTGATTGTGTCGATATGTCAGTTGTCATTGAGAATGCGGTTGAGTTTATTGAGAAAAATAGCAGTTTGTTAAAGTATTCTGATATGGTTTTATACGAACACCAAAAAGAGATTTTCACAGCATGCAAGAATAGAAACCCCAAGTTGATATTGTATATGGCCCCAACAGGGACAGGTAAAACATTGACGCCGATTGGTTTGGCAGAATCACACAGGATTATATTTGTGTGTGCTGCGAGACATGTTGGGATTGCGTTGGCTCGTGCGGCAATTTCAGTAAATAAGAAGGTTGCGTTTGCGTTTGGTTGCGCAAGTGCGACAGATATTCGTCTCCATTTCTCCGCCGCAAAGGAATTCACTAAACACAGGAAATCGGGCGGAGTTGGTAAGGTAGATAACAGTGTCGGTGATGACGTCGAGATCATGATTTGTGACATCAAATCGTATTTGCCGGCAATGTATTATATGAAATCATTCAATAGCGATGAAAAGTTAATTGTGTATTGGGATGAACCAACGATTACTATGGACTACAAGGAACACGAGTTTCATGAAATTATCAAGAAGAACTGGAGCGAGAATTTGATTCCAAATATGGTATTGTCATCAGCTACACTACCTAAATACAATGAGCTTGACCAAACGATCCCGGATTTTAAGGACAAGTTTCGGGGTGCCGAAGTATACAATATTGTGAGCCACGATTGTAAAAAGTCAATTCCAATTGTCAACAAGAGTGGATATGTTGTGTTACCGCATTATTTGAGCAGTTCGTATGATGAGATTATGAAGATTGCGACACACTGTGAGAATTACCTAACATTATTGCGATATTTTGATTTGAATGAGGTTGTAAAATTTATTGCTCACGTCAAACCGATGGTAAGCAGCAAAATGGCATTCGAGCGTCATTTTGAGACACTAGATGATATAAATATGAAAAATATAAAGGTGTATTATATCAAGCTACTTCAAAACTTGACGGGGGTGGATTGGACAACGATATACAATACGTTCATGAAAAATCGCGCTCCGGTCATTTTGGCAAATAATTCGATTGATACAAAGGGTAATAAAACTACCGTTGCTCAGGCTGAAGGAACCGCTGGAGTATATGTTACGACCAAAGATTCCCACACGTTGACTGATGGGCCTACGATTTTCATTACGGATGAAATTGAAAAGATAGCTAAGTTTTGTATTCAACAAGCTAATATTCCATCAATTGTTATGGATGATTTGATGAAGAAGATTGAACACAATAATATTCTTAATGATAAGCTGAATAATTTAGAGAATGAGTTGGAATATATAAAGGAACAGGCAGAATCAACGATGAAAAATAGCGTATCTGCTGTAAATTCTGGGGTAAAGGTTCAAGGACGCAGCAAGTCAACAAAGGACTTTAAAAAGATAAATAGGGATACTGAGGAGAATTCGGGAGCAAGCAAGGGCGAAATTTCAAAAATTACGAATGAAATGAATTCTATAAGGTCAATGATTAAACAGGCCACATTGAATGATACCTTTGTGCCAAATAAGCATCATCATATTGAGAAGTGGGCGCAGGGGTTTGATACGATGAATGCGTTTACAAGCAATATCAGTGATGAGATTGTAAATGAAATTATGTTGCTCAATGGAATTGAGGATTCTTGGAAAGTCTTGCTGATGATGGGGATCGGTGTGTTTATTAATCATGATAATATAAAGTATACCGAAATCATGAAACAGATGGCAGATGAGCAAAAATTGTATATGATTATTGCGTCGAGTGATTACATTTATGGAACCAATTATCAGTTTTGTCACGGATATTTGAGCAAGGACCTCAATTTGACACAGGAAAAATTGATACAGGCAATGGGACGTGTTGGACGAAATAATATTCAGCAGTCCTATACACTCAGATTTCGCGATGATCAGCAGATTTTGAAGTTGTTTACAGCAGATACGGAAAAGCCTGAAATTATTAATATGAATAGATTGTTTTCATCAACTTTTTAGAAAATCCACCTTTGGAAAAGGTGGAGTCAAAGTTTTGTTCTCTTTTTTAAAAGAGAAGTGGAACAAAAAAATAGTCCTCATCAAAAATTGCCTAATTGTAAAAAAAGTGAAATGCTTTTTTCTCTCACTGTTCATAATACCAAACTAAAACAACAAGCAATCAAACATGGAGTACGTTAAGGAGATCAGGCAGGGAGTTGATGCGGGGTATACTAGTTCCAACTTGTACCCTTCAAATGGGGAAGGGCGTGTTGGTAAACACGGGATTGATAAGGGCTACACGCTTGAGCAAGTTATCTTGCTAGCGCGAAGCATGGAAGAGAAGCCCAACATCATAATCAAGGCTGGAGAAAATGCCAAGTGGTATTTGAAGCGTTTCTCAAAGGAGAACCTTCCTAGTGAGATAGAGAAGCAGCAACAATGGAGGGCCGAGAGGGTGGCAAGGTGCACGATGTATATTATTGAGAATAATTAAACAAATAAAAATAAAAAAATGGTACATAATATATTTTTTATTGTAGTAGAATCACTTTGTATTTTTATCTCTTAATTGGATTGATGTAAAATATAATTTGATCATATTTACCTTCGTACTTCTCTTGAATAGTAATTGAGCTTGGTTCCATGGGGGGAGCAACCTCGGGGTGAGGTCCGTTAATATTATTGTATTGTCCTGCTTCAATTACTAGAACATCGTTGAAGAGGGACTTGTCGGGTGTAGGATCAATAAACGGATCAAATCTTTCAAATGCTTCCTTTTTGATTGTGTTAATTAGATCTGCCATTGTAGTATCCATACGAAAATCAAACTTACGCATATGGTGAGTATACGCAATTTTCACCCACACACAAACACTAGTAGAATTAGGCATTTTTAATTATATTCAATGATCTGGGTTAGTTTTATTTCATTTTTTTATTGTATATCACTATTGTCGACCTTTCAAAATATATAAATTATAATATTAATTTAAGGCCTCGTGAATATAATTATATATTAGATATGACATATTATGGTCAACATGGTGAAGATCATTTCATTGATTATCTTTTTGAGGGAAAAACAAGTGGATTATGTGTTGAGGTTGGCGCATATGATGGAATATCACTCAGCAATACATATCATTTCGAACAAAAAGGTTGGATATCGCTCTGTATTGAACCAATACCGTCGGCGTATGATAAATGTAGAACGGTTCGCAAGCTCACCTACCAGTGTTGTGTGGGGAAGGAGGATAAAGATGATGTAGAATTTAACATTTTTCACTTGAATGACAATCTATGTGCGATTTCATCTTTGGAACCAGATGAACGACTTATTGAATCACATAAGCATCTTCTTACAGATCAAACAAAATGTATCACTAAAATAAGAACATTGAATACCCTATTTGAGGAATTAAAATTTCCAACTGAAATTGATTTCATTTCAATCGACACTGAAAATACAGAACTTGATGTTTTGAAAGGTCTCGATTTAAATAAATACAATGTTAAATTGTTACTCATTGAAAATAATTTTGATGAACCATTCTGTGCCGATTATTTGAAACAATATGGATATACTAGAATAAAACGTATTGCTGTTAATGATTTCTTCGTAAAACATAGTCCATATTATTTTTAATAAGCAACTTCATATCAATTCAAATGTTCTAATGGTCGTTTTTTATTCCTGATAATTTTAATTAATGATGTAAGACCCTCATCGAAATCTGTTTTTATAACCCAACCCAGTTTTTTTACCTTGTCGTTGCTGATATAGTATCTCTTGTCATTGAATGGTCTGTCTTCAATATAAGTAATCCAATCATTATAATCTCGGGTATTATGTACTTTTTCAATTAAAATCTTTGCGATATCAAGGACGGTATATTCATCGTGTTCATCACTCCCAATATTATAAATTTCACCAAGCTCACCTTTTTCTAAAATAAGATTTAGCGCACTACATACATCGTCTACGTGTAAAAAGGCCCTAACATTTGATCCATCGCCCTGAATTGTAACTTGTTGGCTTTTAAATAACAACTCTATAAAGAGGGGTATTAATTTCTCAGGATATTGATTGGGGCCATAAACATTGTTTCCTCTTGTTATTATAATAGGCATCTTGAAAGAATGATAATAAGATTTGGCAATCAATTCGGCAGCCGCCTTTGACGCAGCATAAGGATTTGTTGGACATAGTGTAGACTCCTCGATTTTCTTTGCTTCATTTTCATCCAACATTGATTCACCGTATACCTCATCTGTTGAAATGTGTATAAATCGCTCAATTTTGCCATACCGTCTTGCGCATTCAAGAAGTGTGTGAGTTCCAACTACATTATCAGTTGTATATTGAAGTGAATCCTCAAATGAATTTTGAACATGTGATTGGGCAGCAAAATGAACAATAACATCTATTTTATAACACCTTAATATATGTAATACCAAATCAAACGAACACAGGTTTCCCTTAATTAGAGTATATCGTGGTGAATTGCGTACATGTTCGGCCACATTTTTCTCATTCGCACAATAATACATCGCATCGATATTGAATATATTGTTGTCTGTTGTTTCAAAGATGGTGTTAATAAAATTTGACCCAATAAAACCACAACCTCCAGTAATAAGTAGATTTTTCATTTAATCATTAATAATATTTATATATTAGTGATTAAACTAATTTCACGGGGTTCGCTTTTTTAAAAAGCGAGCAAAAATTTGCCCCCGTAAACCCCCTTTTTGCTCCACTTTTTCCAAAAGTGGATTTTATAAAAGAGATGTGGACATCTTTACTAAAACATCTCGAACCGCATCTTTAATATGTTTGACCGATTTGTTCGTATACAATTCTAGTAACTGAGTATCTAAGCAATTATTAGAGCGCTTTGATGCCAAAATTGTGTTTTGTTCTTCAATTGTAAAATTAGACCACGTAAATTGGGGATCTACAATCTCCTTATACATTTCTAAAATTTCATTGTGACTGATGACACCGGGATTAGTCAAATTCAGGGTTCCAGTTTTATTTTGTAGTGCTATATCCAACATGATAGGCAATAGGTCATTCAAAACAGTCATTGAGTTGGGGATCGAGCACACTCGTTCATATTTAGTGATTTTAGTGATAAAATTGCGTTCATTGAATTCATCAGTAATTGGCATTCGAATGCGAACATTCAATGTAGTTGTATTGTTCAAATTGTGCATCAATCGGTCTGTGAACCCTTTGACAATTGAGTAGGAAGAACCAAAAAAGTTGGGCTTATCATCCTCTTTGAAACCACTAGTTTCATTGCCAAATAAATGCTCTTCGTCATAATCAAAAACACAGCCGGTTCCTAAATATGTAAAATGGATGCCATGTTGTTTACAAATATCCGCCAACAAGACAGGAGCAAACAGATTATCCCTGACATTCTCAACCAATTTGCCAGGCTTTTCTAAATAGTCAATTGTTCCTATTTTTGTTCCTTCGTATGTTCCATGTGTCCTACCGATAAAACTCATTATATGTGTGATCCCGGCATGGGAGTTGATTTCATCGTTTATACCAGATATATCATCTGCTCGGTTAGTTGCTTTATGGACTTCAATACCGCGATCTAATAGCAGTTTGTATACTTTACCGCCGATCCAGCCATTTGCGCCAAAAATTAAAATTCTGGATGTCATATGTAATATAATTAGTATTATTCTAGTTTTAACTATTTTTTTTAAATATTATTCAAGAGTATGAATATGTAAAAATTATAATTTTTAGTAATTTTACTTAGTCAAATATTCATAATAATACGGATTATGATAGTTATAATCACTTTTACTCTTTTTTTTAATTATTATACAATTTTGGGAAAAATTAATACTTAGTATAGATTTTTTTGTCTCATGTGACATAAAACTTGTTTTTTCATCTAATAATTTTCTATCATTTACACTCAAGAAATTAAAGTTTACATAATCAACCAACAACTTAAAGTTTTCAATGATTGACTGTTGATTTTGAAAACCATAATTAGTAGTATAGTCATAAATTGTACCCCTTTTCCAATAAGAAGTTTCTATGTCTTCAATAATATAAACTCCTCCTTCTTCTAATATATTAGAAAATAAATAATCAAAGCAAAGTAATTGATGTTCTGGTACATGTGAACCATCATCATTTATAAAATAAATCGGGTGATTTAATTGTGGTTTTATTGATTGAATTTCATTTAACCTACTTTGATCTATTTTAAATATTTTACATCTTTCATCGGCATAATTAATGTTTATATCAACACCATAAATAAACGCATTTGGAAAAAAAGTTTTCCACAAATTTAACGAATTATTATTCTGAATTCCAATTTCAAGTATTCCTATGTTTTCCAACTTGCGATATTCTTGTAATTCCTTATTGTAAAATCTATGATATCCATGCACCGTTACTTTATCGGTAGCGTATTCAATACCGTATTTTTCTAGTTCATTATTCATATTTATAAAAATTAATATAAAAATATCTTTATATCTGTTTTATAAATGTTTAATAGTGAAAATATTCAAATTGTTATTCGCAAAACAAGCACAGATGGTATTGGAAATGTCTTCAAAGCATTTATAAGTGCGCTAAGCATTCATGATGATGTGGTTTTACACTGTAATCCCGAAGTTGTATATGGACAATATGATACAATAATGAATGAAAAATATATTTTTTCTGAAAATTGTAGTAAACAAATAGAAAATGTTTATACTTGTAGACTATTAGTTTTGAAAAGTGAGGAAGAATTTCAAGAAAATTTACCTAATGAATTCTGGTATACTGATGGTTGTCAAAATCATAAATTTAACCATTTATTTTCCTTTTCAAAGCTAATTGATTGGAATTATGATCCTGATAAATTATGTAAACAACTGAAAGAACGAATTCTTAATATAATTGATAAAATAATTTTTAAAGATGTTATTATAAACGAATTGAAAAATATGGAAAATTTAATGATTAATAGTGAAAATAATAATCTAGCTATTTCAGTAAGAACTTGGAAATCTCACCATGAAAAAAATATCAATAGACCATATGATTTTGATATATACAAAAATCAAATAATAACTGTTTTAGAAAATAATAACATTAAAAATATACTATTGTCAATAGATAACGAAGAATATCTACAAGATTACATTGATTTATTTGAAAATTATAAAAATAAAAACCTATTTGTTTTAAAAAAACCAAATTATTTAAATGATACTCAATTTTCGTTAATTAAGGTTTTAATTTTATCAAAATGTAATTTTTTGATTGCTAACAGAATAAGTACCTTTTCAGAGTTGATTTTTTGGTTTGGTAAATGTAAAATAAAGGTATTCCCATTATTTTGATTTATGATATATTTATATTACATTGTATACCTGCGCTCCTTCTTAGGAATTGTAAGTGCTTCCATATTATCTTCATATTCCTCAATGGAATACAAGGGGGGTAATGGTCGAGGAATTTGTGCGTAGGAACATGTGCCCACAAATGATTTTATTTCATACACCATGTTGATACCGAGATAATAATCCAAAAACTTGTATAAAAACTGAAACATCACCCTATATAATAACTTTTAAAAAAACAGGGGTAAGCCCCAATTTTTAAGGAAGGGTTTGGCGCGGGCTTTTTTCCACGAAGTTATGGAAAGCTATTTTGCTCCACTTTTTCAAAAGTGGATTTTTAGTTGTGTAATTGTAGTTTGCTGCCAATTCTTTTGAAATAAAAATTATTATACATGACATTCTTATCGAGTGTTTTGGCTAATGTCTTATCACTTATTTTGAGTTGTTTGATACACTCATATTTACATACAAATTCCGCAATTAGATTATTGTTTGCGTCATATTGACCAACCCCATCTTTGTATAATAACGGTTCCCCATATTTTTCTTCTAATTGTTGTTTCAAATTATCATCACATTTGTCATATAGAACATAATAATGACCGTTTGCGAGAGAACTATTTTTAACTGGGGTATCCAGTGCTGAATATGATACGTAACCATTTGATTGTGCTGCCGTTTTTCTATCGATATACACATTCAAAATTTCTGTTTTTGTAACATTTAACTTTGCGATATATCCTAAATTTTGAACTTTTGTCTGTTTGGTTGGCTCAATGTTTACAACTATGTTGGAATTGGCATCCCTGTCAACAAATGCCCATCTATATCCCCCATATACAGTTTTTTCATTTACTGCCTTCACTATACTTGGGCGTTTAAGTTTGAAATTGGACTCCTTCAAGCATTCGGCAACTGATTCATACACTTTGGTCAATAACATAGTTTCGGGGTTGATTTGTTGTAATCTTGGCCCCAATGTCACTAATGGTTGATTAAACCCGGTAGTTGTTTTGGTTTGCGATGAATTCAACTTTTCAAGTATTTCCTTATTTGTAAACTCCAAATTCTTGATTATTTTCATCATTTCTAGTTGTCCATTCAATAGTTGCTGGATAATATCATGTTCTACAAGCGATTGGGGGTTGTTTGATGTTTGGATTAGCTCTCTCAACGTGTCATTTTCTATACGCAATTTCTCCATCGTATCCTCGTTAACATTGTTAAATGTGTTGATATTTGTCCTGACTACATGTAATATAGTTTTATACGTGAGTGATTTCCCAATCAAAAATAGTTCTTCCTCATTTTCATGTCCAGGTAAATCCCTAACATTGTTTAATTTTATTTGTTCATGATTATGTAAAAATGTCTCAAAATCTTTGCTCCGTTTTACAGCAAAACAATCGAGTAACAAAATGTCTCCGTGTTTTGTTCTACATTCGTCGTATCTTGCTTTCACGCCTATTCTGCTTTCGCCTATTTTAACTATATAAGTTCCATCGTCAAAAGATTTAACCTTGATAATATATACAAGAGAACCTGCTGTTCTAAATTCTCTCAGCAATATCTGTTCTCTTTCTCTTTGGACCTTAATGCTCATTTCCTTTTTGTTTGTTTCCTCAATTTTTTCAATTTCATTCTTGGCTTGTTCTAATTGTATTTCCAATTCGTATTTTCCTTTCAAACGAATTTCTTTAATTATATCACAAACCCAATTTTGGAATTTTTCTGCTATAGGTTTTCTTGACTTGAATAACACTTTATACAAACCTTTTTCAGTTAGAAATGTTACTTCTTGCGTTCCTCCAAGGGTGTCGGTAGTAACGACACCCTTTTCTGAACTATCAAACATTTGTATAGCAGATCTTATATTACTAATTTCCAAAATAACCCCTATGTCACTTGCACGAAATAGGGGATTGTCATATGTTCCCTTTATAACGATTTCGGTATGTAATTCATTTGAATTGAACGCTTTCACTATATCCATGGTTGTTATACTATATAATACACCCTTTATTTAAGTTATTTTATACGAATATTATATAAAATGGTACTTTTTGCTCACTCTTGAGAGAGAGCAAGATTTCATTACCGCAACGCTCTGTGTATTTTGGCTCATTATTTCACAAATTCATTATTGAACTCAAGTTTAACACTATATTTTTTAGTATGGTGTTAAATTATTTTAATAAATATATAAATATAAGACCATATATGGTCTTCAATTGGAATATGCTAGCCCTCCCATCCCGCTCATGATGCGGAGAACGTTGTAGTTCGTCGCGTAGACACGGACCTTGGCAGTCTTGGTTCCCTCAACCGTAGCATTCGAGAGCACAAGCTGGAGCGTCGCGTTGTCGATACGGGAGAAGTTGCAAGTTCCCGAGGGTTGGTGCTCTTCCGGCCTCAGCGCAAAGCTGTACACGTTGATACCCTCGTCCGGGTTGCGCGTGTGGGACTGGTAAGGCTGAACCCACGAGAAGTAGGATCCTTCGCGCTCCGAGAAGCGGTCCTGGCCGTTGAGCTGGAGCTTGGCAGTGACGACGGGGTTCTGTCCCCAGCAGTGCATGTCGAGGGAGGTCTCGGAGAGAACGAACGTTCCGGCATCGGACACGCCAGAGTTGGTGAGGTGATCGTTAGCATCCGGAAGGATGGCATCCGGCTGAGGAACCGCCAGGCCGCCGAGGTTGGCCTCATTGTAAGGGTTGGTAGGTCCGTGCCAGTATCCAGTGAAACCGGTCTCAGCGAAGCTTCCCGGCTGGTAATCGAGGGCACCGGCATCCGTGAAGAGGCCGTTGGCATCAATGTAAGCACGGCTGTCCGCCGCAATTCCGGCAGGGCCGCCGAACGCGTGGATGGCATTCGGGAGAGCGTCAATCGCATCAGTGTAGTTGAAGGGCTGGGCTCCAAGAACCTTGAAGAGAAGGGAGTCGCACGTGAGGGACGAGCAATAATCGACGTTCTGATCGGGCTGGACAACCCAAACAAGCTCCTTCACGGGGTGGTTGAAGTTGAGCTTGATCTTGTTGGAGGAGGAACCGACGGACTCGTCACCAGTGAACTGGAGCTGGGTGATGAGGTACTCGTGGGGGTTCTGGGCCATGCGGCGGCGCTCATCCGTGTCGAGGAAGACATAGTCGACGTAGAGGGACGCGGCAACGAGGGACTGATTGTAGGCAATCGTGGCCGGGACGGGCTTTCCAACCGAATATTGCTTAGCAGATCCCATGTACGGGTTCTCATTGCAGTTGAGCGTGGTGACGGCCCAGAGGCACTCATCAATCGGGCGGATATCAAGGTTGATCTTGACCTCGTGGTACTGGAGCGCAATCAGGGGAAGGGCAAGTCCGGGGTTGGTGCAGAACCAGAACTGGAGGGGCACATAGAGCGTCGTCTCCGGGAGAGCATTGCGGGGAGCGCAAACCTGGCGGGGGGCCAGGGAGTCGCAAGGTCCATCGACCTCAGAGAAGGACGGATCCGTGATGAACGTGAGCTGCGTGGTGTTCCCAATCATCTTGAAGTATCCACGTTGTTGCTCGCTGGTCATCGTGAGCTGGTTCCAGATGTGCATCCAGTCACCATACTGGCGATCGATGCGCTGGCCTCCAATCTCAACCTCAACCTGGGCAACGAGCTGCTCTCCGGGGAAATCCAGCCAACGGGCATAAACGCCGGTGTTCTCAGTGGCGCTGTAGTTGCCGAGGCCCATAAGCTGGTTAATCTCGGGGAGAGTAACCTGAAGGTATGTGCGGTAAGCAAGATCTCCGTTCCTGCTGATAACGCACTGGACGCGGCGACCGAAATCGGCCTGTCCGTTGAAAGTCTGCTCGATCGACTCAATCGCGAAGT